CGCAATCTCTAGGATTGCTACAACTCTCAGGGCTTACGCCCCTTGCCCCAAACGGCTGAGAGTGGTTGACTTACTCACGTAGTCCACTACAACTGTGACTGTAAAGGTTGTTAACCCACATTCACGGTAGGTGCTCGCATCGGTTGCCCTATGCTTGTGCACTATGTCATCGCGTATTCGTGCGGTATGTTGTTCGTAAGGCGTTGTACCTCGCTGGTGTTTGTTTGTTTTGACCGTAGGTCAATTCTAAGCCTGTCAAGGGCATATGTACTTTTCTTTAACGTAAAAACACCTATGTATAAACGCATATGTCTTACCAGTTTTGAGTGTATGACAACTAAGTACCAGGTGTTCTGATTTTATCTGCCTAAGTTAGAACATGTTCTATGTTTGTTCTACAGCTGTCGGGGCGAGCATTCATGAATGTATGTTCAGTGAAACGTAATTCGATAAGGTTCATTCAGGTATTTTTATGTCCATATAGGGTCTCAACCCCCCAACACGCATACAAAATACAAACACGTGTAATACATCATCCGCCTGTAATACATTTTCACTCGATTGGATTATTTTTGGGCGAATTAGACAGGCGGGAGAGGGTCCGGATGAGTTCCAGGGTGTTTGTAGGGGAGTCATCTGAGGGGTTAATTCGTGCCTACAGGGGGTGGGATCAGGGGGTTGATCCAAGCTGGTTTTTGTGCCTGGGGGGTCGATCTGCTGAGCGGGTTAGGGGTAGGGGGCCGATCTGAGTATTTGACTGCATAGTCTGGGATACCTGTCAATAGGGGAGCCGAATGATTGTTTGGTCGGTTGAGATGTTTGTAGATGCTTGTGAATTAAGTAGGAGTATGCTATGATTAGGGGGAACTAGGAGGTAGGTATGATGAAACAAGAAGTCGTTCTTCGGGGTTGTATCCGATGTGGGGGTGGCGCTGTCAAAACCGATGAAGACGAGTATGGAAGATTTCGACTTTGTATAAATTGCGGATGGACGGTAGATTTACCTCCGGAACTGAGGATCGATTTGACAAAGATGAAAAAAGGGGTAGTATTGGGTAGGGTAAGAACTGAAAGTCAGAAGAAGCGAGAATCACGATGGAAAGATTAGAGCGGATAGAGGAAGACAATCTTCGAGAACGGTTTGGACCTCCGATTGTTGATTCGAACGGGAATGTGATCTGTGGTTCGACTGATACGAGTCGAGGAGATGTTTGTCAGTTGGAGGCAGGTTGGGGGACAAGCCATCGGGGGATCGGTCCATGCAAACGGCATGGAGGATCGATTGAAACTGCGATTGCAAAGAGGAATGGTACGGCGTATTCGATTTATGTTCAGCATGAGCGGTTGAAGGAAATTCTTACAGAAGAAGAAGCAAATACAGAGAGAGATAATCTTGACGGGGAAATTTCTCTTATTCGGGGAATGATTCGATTGATGGCCGAAGAGTTTGGGTTTGAAGTCGATGACGATATGACACAAGAACGGATTTTCGGCCGGACAGCTACACAAGTGCAACAAGTCGCGAAGTTGGTTGATCGAATGGCGGGGTTAATTGAAAGGAAGTATCGGGTAGCGGCAATTGCAGGGGAGATGGTTCCGAGGGAAGCTGTCCGTGCGTATGTGCAGTCATTGCAGAATGTCCTGTTAACCGTTTTGGTAAACGAGTGTAGGAATTGTAAGGATCAGCACAATATGCAGGATAAGGCATTTGCAGCGATGGCATTAGTTGGGAGTTTGTAATGAGGTATCTGTTTATCCTCATCACTTTATTCATTTGTGGAGAGTTTAGAAGATGAAGCCTGTATACCAAACTACATTCGGTGGCCCTGGTGATGGTCAAAATGAGAGGAGAAGGAAAAATGGGTTGGTTCTTCAGAGTCATAGCAAATAGACAGTTCAAACAGTTGGGTGCCTATATACTCGAACATCCGGAAGAGTTTGCGCCGATATTCAAAAACGGTGGGGAAATTCTCGATGATCTGATTGAGGCTAGAGCGGACGACGGGAAGATTGACGAAGACGAAAGACGGGAGATCGAAGCTAAAGGTAAGGAGTTGATCCGAGTGGTTTTTGAGTTGTTCTTAAGGGCGTTGAGGAATTAGGAAGAGAAGGAGAGGCAAATGGCAGAACAGAAGCCGAGTGTAGGGCGGATTGTGCATTATACATCGGAGGATGTAAATTGTATGGCTGCTATCATCGTAGGGGTTCTACCTGGGGAAAAGGATGTAGAGCTTCATGTATTCCCACCGTTTGATAAACTCGTACCCAAGATACCAGCTTTCGTGATATTGAATGAAGACCATAAAATGGAAATCGGACTTGGTACATTCATCGTCTCAAATACTTGGCATTGGCCAGAGAGAGTCGGTTAATGACACATGAAATCTCAATCGTCCAGGATATGCGTAAGCGGTCGAAGAAGGAGCAAGCCGCTTATGACCATCCTGGACATTTTCACGAATATGTGTTCGATCAGAAACTCGCAGCATTCCACTGGGAGATTTTTGAAATCATACTCGAAGGGGGGAAAGAAGGGCCAGAAGACCCTTCGCTCAACAATCCATTGCTCATACTTGCTCCTCGGAATCACGCGAAGACGACTAATTTCGCAGAATCATATCCGTTGTGGGTTGCGGGGCGTAATCCATCAATAATCTTATGCCAGATCATCTGTTCGACCATTACTGTAGCAAAGAAACGGCTAGCGAGGGTGAAGTCGTGTATCGAGCATAATTCGAGGTACAAGCAGTTGTTTGGGTCATTGAGACCCGATGATCGAGATGCTGCATGGACGTTAGAGCAGATCGAATTGAAGCGGGATAAGTCGTTATCCTGGTTGGAGGGGACTGAAGAACGTGATCCGTCGTTTATGGCGGTTGGGATTACGACGAATGTTGAAGGTGGTCGTGCGAATTTACAAATCTATGACGATGTAGTTACATTTGAGAATTCGAAGACCGAACTTGGGCGGAAGAGTGTTTCTGAGAAATTCTGGACTTCGTTTGATCCGATGTTGCTACCAGGGGGGCAAGCAATCACTCTTGGGACGAGATACCATTACGATGATCTATATTCTGAGTTGATTCGGAAGTTTGATACGGAAGGTCTGTATTCGGATATGTATTCGGATGAAGAATGGGACGAAGACGAGTAGTCGATGGGTTTGAACTACAACATTCTTGATGCGAAGTTCAAGGACGAGGGGTGTGATCTTTTTGACGCATGTCTCGAATGTCCTTTGCCGGAATGTCGGTATGATATTTCGATTGAGAAGCAGTTGCGGTTAGCTCATCTTTTACGGATTCTTGATCTTTGGATGACGAACGAATACACGATCAAGGATTTGGCAAGACGGTTGAAGGTTGGATCATGGACTGTCCTAAAGGCGATTGAGTATGAGGGGCGGAGAGAAGAATTAGAAAGATTTGTCATTGTCGAGGAGTTATTCGGATTCACGAATCAGGATGTGAGTTCACGAGATAATGGATGGCGGATTCGTTCGAATAGGTAGGTGAAGAATGGCCGTTAGAATCTACGATGCCGAAATGGGAGAAGGGTTCAAAGAGGGTAAAGTCCTCTGGCCTGAAGTCCGTCCGTATAACTGGCTTATAGGGAAGAAGCGTAATACTCCTGGGCCGGTATACCGTGCGCAGTATCGTAATGATCCTTCGGGTTTGAGGGGAGTCCGTTATGACCTCAACTGGGTGCACTTTTATCGAAAGAATGAACTCCCGCCAATGCGAGAGTTGGTTGGAATGCAAGGGGGGGACCCTGCAACTTCTAAGTCGAGTTCAGCGGATTACTTTGGACATTGTACACTCGCAAAGGATAACTCCACGGGGATCGTATATGTACTTGACTTCACGTTTGATCGGGTCGAAGCACCGAGTCACCTACAGTTCCTCGAAACCCAATTCCTGAAGTGGTCAATGCGGGGATTGCAGGTTCAGACGGTTTTTCTTGAAGAAGTTGGGCCACAGCAGAGTACGACGCAGAATTTGGCAGTTGCCACTAGAGTTTCTCCAATTGGCCCCATGCCTCTTACAATCGTTCGGCCAACGGGTAGTAAGGAACAGCGATTGGATGCTATGATGAGATTCGTAGGGAATGGAACTGTTTTGTTCCCTGGGGAAGATAGCGAAGTTGGGGAGATGTCCTTACCGCTGAATCATCGGGGGTTTCAAGAGTTCCAACAAGAGTTTACCCAATTCCCCCGTGGAAGTCGAGATGACGTTTTGGACGCTCTTTGGGTTGCAGGTCATGAATTCACGGGTATTGCAACTGCTGCTTCATTCGATCAACCGGCTGAAGATCAACAAACCCAAGAAGAGATTGAGCAGGGGGCCATTCGTAATGATGGAGTGCTCGATTTGCGGAAAGAGCATATGGGGATACAGATCGCAGGAT